GTACCATTACCACTTACACTGTTGTTAGTCGATACAGAAGATAATGGATTAATAGACAAGCCAATAGGTGATGATGATGTACCATTACCACTTACACTGTTGTTAGTCGATACAGAAGATAATGGATTAATAGACAAGCCAATAGGTGATGACGTTGTACCATTACCACTTACACTGTTGTTAGTCAATACAGAAGTTAATGGATTAATAGACAAGCCAATAGGTGATGATGATGTACCATTACCACTTACACTGTTGTTAGTCAATACAGAAGTTAATGGATTAATAGACAAGCCAATAGGTGATGACGTTGTACCATTACCACTTACACTGTTGTTAGTCGATACAGAAGTTAATGGATTAATCTTTAATCCAACTGGCGATAACTGACTACCATCACCACTGACATTGCCAGTTGTGTAGACAGTATAAATCGGTTCAGTACCTAAGCCAATAGGTTCATCGACTTTACCTGTACCAGTAATAGGATAAGAAGTAGCAATAGAAGTTAGCGGATTAATAGCTAAACCTACTGGCTTATTAACACCATTACCGCTAATCGGGTAATTAGTGTTAACGTGTGTTATTCCATTTTCTACTTGTGTTAATAATTTTGAATTTAAACTCATTAATGGCATATTAATCCTCGTTTATATTATGTGTTTTCTGCATCAGATAAGTGAAAATATCCTTCGACACTTATGTTACCATTCTATACCATAGTAAGTCTGTTTAAAACGTGCTATAGCAGTAGGATTTGCTTCGTTGAATGTTAAGATGTTGCCGTTCAACGAAGCACCTGATACTTCGTATTTGTCAAACTCATAACCTAACTTAGCAGTAGTTGATAGAGTAGAAGTAGATCCAGCGAGACCAGTTATAGGATTAGCACCAGCATATCCGTTACCATCAGTAGATAGAATTATGTGTCTAGGAGCATGTGCAGTCGTGTACCAATACGCAGTACATGTTCTATACTGTAAACTTCTAGATGGATAAATGCTAGTAGCCCAGTGTTCTTCATCATTCTGATATTTAGCGTAATTATTAAAACGAAAATTGAATAAATCTAGATTTACTTCATCGCCAGTAACAGTACTTGTACTACCACCTGCATAATTATACCAGTAAGGTCTGTTCAAGTATTTTACCGGCTGATACCATGCATCATAATCACAATCTAGATCTAAAAATCTTGTTCTTGTAGCAAATCTTCCATTAATAGCTACTACATCTTGATAACCACTAACAATTTCGTATCCGCCACCAGCATGACACTCATCTCCTTTGTAGCCTCTTCCACGATATACCTCAGCTCTACTGATACCAGCATGATCTATTCTAGCGATTTTGCTTAAATCTAGTGACATACCAGTAGCAGTTCTAGTAATATCGACAGTTCTATGATCTAAGTCATTTTTAGAATATGAAGCAGATGCTGTTACAGCAGCAGTAACATCTAGCACATTAGGATTATCATAGTTTCGTATGAAATACACGTTAGAAGCTGAAGTAGAAAAAGCAGTTCCTCTAGTGCCATTAGATGCTGTGTATTCGACATAATCTGGCAATTCTGAATCGTTTTGTAGAGATATCTGTAAAACTGCACTTTGCAATACAACATCACCAGTTATTGGCTGTGGCATGTATGGATACTCTGGTATAGGCTGATAATTCCAATGCAGAAAATTACCATCTTTAACTAATGCGTTATTATCTGATCCTAAAATGTCCATTTTACACCTTAATCACTAAGTATGTGTAGCCTATTTTATCATTATTTAACGTAGATTTGTCTTCGCATGAATATACGCCCCAAGCTCTACATGATGCTAAATCTGGATATTCAGCATAGACAGACCCTACCCAACCCCATGAAGCTAAGCTAAGCCAAGAGCCAAATTTATAGCCATCTGGCACATATGCATTTAGATCAGCTATAGGTTTGCAAATAGAGCCAGTGCCAAATGTAGCAGTTATATCTGTAGAACCTGTTAGCACTAAATATGCATCTTTTACAAACATTGTGTATTCAGTGTTATCAGCATTTGCACTCATTGCTAAGCCAGTACCAGCTTTTAATATACTTACTGGTCGATTTAGCTCATCTTTAACTGCAATAATATGATCTTGAATCTTGATTCCTGCACCAGCAGAATATTCTTCACAGCCAGCATCCCATTTAGCAGAACTACCGCTAACAGTAGTATAGATGTTATTAACTGTGCCGCTAACTTCATTACAACATGCAGTCATGTGTGAAGAAAATGCACTGTATTCAGTCTGTGGTACTAAACCAGTTACACTGATTTCGTCATTATCAATTTTGATGTAATCACCAGCAGTGTATTCTTTTCCTCCTCCACCATTAGCAACACCAATAACTTTGTGATTTGTGCTTAAAATTCCCATAGATTATTTATCCTCTTTAAGGTTTTTGACTTCAACTATTAGTGTATTAATGCTCATTTGTAGTGCTATGATGCTATTCTGTAATTCTTTTATTGACTCAGTTAACGAAGTCTGATTAGCTTCTAATTGACCTATACGATATTCAAGCAAAGATAGATTCTGATCACGTTCAGTCTTAGTCTCTTTACGTTGATTATTAATCTTGAAATACACACATATTGCTGCTAGTATGCCGATACCACCAGGTCCAATAATAGGCAGCAATGCTTGAATAGTTTCGATCATTTTATCCTCTGATATACATATCTTTATGCATAAGTTATTTACAGTTTTAGCTTTATCATTTGTTTTGTCTAGTCGTCTGTTACCACCAACTGCATGTTTAACAAATATTCATTCTTTCTTTTCTTGCACTAGAGCAGTAGTAGTTGAGCCTCAGTGTGTTTATAGTGCTATGAATTGTAGAAGAAGATGGTCAGAACGTTATTCACTGACTGAGCCATCATTCTTCAATTTGCACTATTATGAGCTCTTGCGGTTGACTCCTACGACTTTATAGATTAATGCATCATCTGCAGTACCAGACGTTATATTAGAAGCGTTTAAGAATCTTCTAGTAGATAAGCTAAATGATAGTGAAGTACTAGTTACATTATATAGTGAAACATCTAGCGTGATAGCAGAATCATCATTCGACATCTTATCGAAAGCTATTATGCCGTATTGATCAGCAAATATATCAGTCAGATATTCAAATTTTTTGATGTGATCTGGCCAAGACCATTTTACATAAATCGCTACACGTTCAAAATTTTTAACAGATTCTGATAACGTTACTGTTTTAGAACCAGTACCTTCCCACAATACAGTCTCGTTATAGCCAATTTCAGCAGCTAATACATAAGTTCCGTTAGAAATTAGACCAGACATTAGTTATCCTCCGAAGTTGATTTACTGTTTATGCCGACGACTTTGTATATTAAACCATTTTCAGGAGAAGCAGCGTCAGAAAAGCCAGTACCATAACCGCTATTTCCCCATGCTCTTTGCGATTTAAAAATAGACATAGAAGTATCGCTAATAATATTTAGTAATAATGCATATTCAACCCAAAACCCATTATTTACTACGTATCTGCCGCCGATAGATATTCTGCTAACAAGCTTACTAGTATCAACATCTTCTAAGTGTGTTTTGATAGTTGTGTTATCATTTACACACATGCAATAAATTCTGATTCGTTCAAAATTTTTAATGCTTTCTGAACAGCTTATAACATCGCCTAGCTCGACTGCTTCGCCTTCCCATAGCACAGTTTCATCGCTGTTATATACTCTCTTCGTTAAAACTTGATCACCATTACTTATTAAAGCCATAATTAAACTCCACTCTTACGTCCAATGCCTATAATCTTATAGATCGGAATATTTGGATCAGCTACACCAGCTACAGTATTTTTAGATGTTATGTATTTCTGAGTACTTTTTTCATTTGTTATAGTAGTTTTATCACTATTAGTAGTTAGTCTAGTTGTATACATAGTGAATTGATTAGTTTCAGTTGAATACTGATAATTGCATCCAATGCTAAAACCGTCAGTAGTAATTCTACTAGCATCAATTTCTTGATATAATCCAAACGCATATTTTATCTTAACTCGTTCGAAATTATCGATCGATTCAGATAATGTAGCAGTATCACCAGTACCAATATTACCTTCCCATAGCACAGTTTCGTCTTTAAACATATTAGTATTAACACCAATTGCATACTGTGCATTATTGCTTACATGAACAAGTGAATCATCATGAACAATTTGCTGATATTCTACTTCAGCACAATTAGCGCTAATCTTGTTTTCGTCATTATTAACTACTATTGGCGCTACACCTTCATACGTCTTGCCGCCAGAACCACCTTGTCCTGCAAATGCAGAACCATCATATCCGCTAATCTGATTGCTGGCATTGTATTCTAGCTTTGATTCTTGCATTAAGCCAGCAGTCATGAATTCAGAATTAACACCTAACACCAATTTATCATCTACGTCATATGCTGTAAGTGTGTCATCAACCGCTAATTCAGTTAATGGGCTAACACCTAATGGGCTATTAACAGTGCCATTACCACTTAAAGTGTCATCCCTATGTACATAATCCAATCCAGTAGTAGTAACACTGATTATGTTATTTTCTATCTTAATACCATCACCTGGTGTTAATTCGTCTTGTTTACCAGTGATAGAAGCAGTAGTAGCATAATCACTTAAATCTGCACTGATCTTATTTCCATTTACGTAGATTGGTGCTATTCCTTCGTATTCTTTACCAGCTAAAGCACTACCATTATAACCGCTAATATTGCCGTTAGTGTCGTATTCAATCTTGTTAGCAGACATTAATCCATCTAATGACTGATGAGCAGTTAGAAAATTACCACTTACTATGCTAAATGCTGTAGTATCAAGCTTAGCACCAATTTCTTTAGTCCAGTCTTTACCTGAAACTGTGTATTTGATGTGTCCATCATCAGCTATAGATTCAGAAACTGATATGTTGTTACCAGCTAAAACTTCTGTCTTAGATTTAAGCACATCTTCTTCTAGAATAATAACACGATCTTCTAACAGATCTAGATCGTCTTTACTTGCTAAATCGCTTATGTCTGCTGATATTGTGTCATTTACGTTGTCTACGTCTATGATGCCTAAACCAGAATAAGTATGTCCTTGCCCAGCAGTGACACTAATCACGTTGTTTGTGATGTCAATACCATTACCTGGTATTAGCTTATCTTGCTTTTTATCTAAATCTTCTTTAGTTGCACAATCATCTAATGCAGGTGCATTTGGATTAATGTCAGAAGCATAAAGCCCTTTACCACCAATAGCACTGACTAAATCAGTTTGAGTAGTGTCTGCAGAAAATGCGATGATTGTTGCTTCTGGTGTATCAGTTTCAAAATAAAGATATGGATCTTTAACACCAAATTCTTTGTGATGTGAATTGATTATGTAACGATTAGTGTTATTTTCTATGTTCTGAAGCGTTACATCTAAAGTGCCGTCAGTATTGTAGATTACTGTCTCTTTACCAGTGATGCTAATGTCACCACCGATATTGCACTGTACATTAAGACGGCTAAATGCTAAATTGTTGTAGCTGTCATATGCATAAATGTCGTATGTGAATGATGGATCAGCTAATACAACTGCACGTCCATCTGATTTTAGCGGGATCTTAAATGGATTTTCGTTTCCATCCCAATCTTGATACGTGATATACTTAGCATCAGTACCAGCAAGAAAAACTTCTAAATGTCCACCAATGAGTGGTTTGCCATTTACACTTTCTATCTGAAATGCTGGATCTAGCAAATAACACATTTCAGCATGTAAATTATCTATAGCCATACTACCTCATTTGCTGTTACTTCTACAGCGGTTAAATGGTTGTCTGTTCTATTTATACAGATTTAGTGAAAAATAGTCTTCAGATCCTATTTAAAAAAAGTTACTAAATTAGTAACCAATTAAAATAATATATTATATACTGCAGATTCAAGAATGATGCACAAAAAAGCTAATAGAATGTTACTTCTATTAGCTTTTTTAGTTGTAATTTTAATCTAAAAGATTAAGCTTTAACGTATGCTACAGCGCAGAGACGTGGTTCAACAACACCCTTAAGCATTGGAGAATCCCAACGTACAGTGTTAACTGCGTTAGTACCATTAGTAAATGCGTTAGCAAATACCTTGATACCGTCAGTATCACCAGCAGTCATGTTATCAGAAAGCTTGAATTCCATGCTGTTAACTGGAGAGTAGCAGTAAGCACCGTCTGCTCTTACGAGTGCTCTGTAGTAAGTACCAGCAGCTGGTACTAGAACAGAATCACCATTAGCAGGTGCCTTAGAAACAGAACGAGCACCAATGTCAGTTGATTCAATTGGCTCAACCTTGATAGAAGTAGCATTAGAAGATACGTCTTCATAAACGATGAATGCCTTTAGAGTATTAGTGGAATCACCAACACCGTCGCAAGCATAGACACCGTTAACCCAAATTGGAGTGCCTTTCTTCATAGCACCGAGAGCCTTAGAAACAGCTAGAGTACCATACTTAGCTGAACCCTGAGGTGCAGTATAAGAAGAAACAGTTGCATCAGAAGCAAGAGAACCAACAGTTACAGGCTTGAGGAAGCGTTCAGCCTTGTATTCAACACCTTGGAATACACCAAGCTTACCCTTACCATAGAGGTCACCAGGAGCACCGTTAGGTACGAATTGCTGACCGTTAGCTGCTAGAATAGCCTGCATCTGAGGATCACAGAAGCCATAAACGTCTGCATCAGAAATAGACTGAATGAATGCACCAGCTTGAGCTAGAGGAGCAAAACCAGTACCAACGAAAGCTGCATTAACCTTAGTTTCTGCATCTTCAACAGCATCCTTGATGATCTTGTTCATCAACTTAGTTGCATACTGTTCTGCAATTTCTTCTTCCCACTTGATGTCAGTGACAAGTTCAAGTGCATCAGCCTGAACAGAGTTGTTGTAGTTTTCAATAGTGAGAGTTACCTTCTTTTCGGTAATATCACGAGGATTGATGGTTAGACCAGTTGCAACCTGACCTGCATCAGGAAGAACGAAGTCATAAGACTGACCAGCTCTCATCTTGCCATTGATCTGGTCAGAGAAATAGTCCTTAGAACCAATCTTTAAGAAGCCAGCGTTCTTAGCCATAGCGATAGAAAGAACCTGAGTCATTTTAGAAGTAATTACGGAATTTGCCATATTTTTATACCTTTACAGTTGAATTGTTATTTGTGTGATTGCATCCAAAGTTCAGCTTCACGCTTACTCATAGGCTTAGACCAATCACGTTCTGTGCTGTTACCAGCGTTTGTTACGACTTTACCAGTGTTAGGAAGCTCTTTCTTGACTGTAGTGTTAGCTTTTGCAGAAGCAATACGTTCATGCTGTATCATTCTGTTTTCTAACTGTTTTAATTCTATAACTTTATTATATGGATTACGTAAAGTCATAATGCGTAATGCAACTTCAGGCTTATGAATAAAGTGTCTAATAAGCTTAGGCGCATTATCAGTGTCTTGTAAGTAAGAAAGAATGGTTTTATCTTTTTCGCTTAGTAAGAAATCACTGAACTTAGAATATCCAATTTCAGGATGCATAGCAGCATAATCTGTTTCTGCATTTGAAATTAGCTGCTGATATTTCTGCTGTTCAGCTTGACCTGGATAGCACTTTTCTAATCTATATTGTGCAGTCTGAGCAGCTTCTTCAGCTTGTGCAGCATATTCTTCATCGCTGTATTCTTTTTGTAATCTTGCTACCTTTTCTTCATCTAATCTACGATCAACTCTGTAGTCATAATAAGCATCTTCATCATCATCAAAGTGCTTCTTTGATAAGCCTTCATACTTCTTTAGCTTAGCTTGCAATTCGTCAATTTCTTTCTGTTTTGCGTCTAATCTAGCTTGAACTTCACGTCTTTTATTCTTTTCTTTAGCAAATGCATGCTGACGTTTCTGTTCTTCAGTATATTGCTTATTCTTCTTGCTCTTAACTTCAGTTTCAACTTTCTCAGGGTTTACTTCTTCGTCAGTGCTTGTAGAACTTTCCCCTTTAACACTGGTATTTTCAGAGGTTTCAACTGTAGCTGTGTCAGTTGCAGAAGAATCTACATGTTCTTCTGTTGAATCATTAGACACATCATTTGATTGAGGGTCAACTGTTGTGTTGCTAATTTCTTCAAATGTTTTACTTCCATTTAAGAAAGCTTCAGCTTCTGATTTAGTCCAAGACATTGAACGATTTCTCCATCAGGATTAACAGCTCCTGTTGCATGATATATTTATGCAGATCCTATTTAAAAAAGTTACTAAATTAGTAACCAATTAAAATAATATATTATATACTGCAGAATTAAATGTAAAAATCATTTTACATAAAAATGATAAAAAAAGTCTTCAGATCCTATTTAAAAAAGTTACTAAATTAGTAACCAATTAAAATAATATATTATATACTGCAGAATCACATGTGTAAACTAAATGATACACATGTGATTTCAGTATAAGCTATTTGTTATGCAGGTGTAGGACCATAAGGATAAATGTCAGAATGAACTCTTACACGCATCCATGTGTAGTGAGGATTAGAAGTACCATATTCAAATAGAGTAGGCCATTGATTATATTTTGTAGTAGTGTTATCACCATATTTCCAACGTAATGCGAATAATCCAATCTGTTGTCCATCTGAATAAAAGCTACTAGTGTCTGGATCTTGATACATGATATCTGTAGACTTAGCAGAGAAAGCAGTCTTATATTCATCTACGCCATTACCAGCTGAGAAGTGATATCGTTTGTCAGTGCCATAATAACTGTAACCCCAGTTGTATACATCTAGCACATTCATACGTGTTACAGCAATATGTGATTCAGTTCTATCACCAATCTGACTAAAGCCAGTTTCATAGTCCCAAAGTAATTCAGCAGATCCATTAGCATGACTACCAGCTAATGAAAACTTGTAGAACACGAATGGCGTAATATTTGTTTCGCCTACAGCTAAATGAACTTCGCCTGTATAAGTGTTAAGTATGACAGAAGAATACAGATTGCTACAGTCAGTACGATCTTTGTAGTTTCCTTTACAACCTAATACTTTCCAATAAGTGTTATTCTGCTTCTGAATGAATGGCTCAGCATTACCAACATAGTAGTATTCATGTGAGCTATCATCACGTAGTAGATTTTCTCTATCAACTACAATCCAGTGTTTAGTGTCATAAAGAGCATCATTATGCATCCATTTACCAACCACTTTAGTAAGTGGATTACCGCTAGAATCTGCTGTACCGTAAACGTGATGATATGCATTAGAATTTACGAATGTATTGCCAACTATTTCGAAGTAGACTGAAGATGAAGTTGGCATAGATTCGACTAATGCATAAATCTTATTATTACGTAGAATAAGTGTAGTAGCTGATACTTTTTTGTTGATATTGCTATCTTTTATCGTCACTGATACAGTCGGTGCATAGATTTCAGTATTCAAATCGACGTTGTCGAAATAAGAAGTATCTAATAACTGTAGTTTATTAGCGCATGTCAAATTACCACGCATCAAGCTAATGCTTTCACACGTATTCGTAGTGCTGCTAACTGTTAGCCAGCAATCTACTGCATTAATCTTAGTAGAAGCAGTTAAGCCGCTAAGTGTTAATGAAGCATTATGCATTTCTAACGTACCACTCTGATTAGCAGCAATAGCAGCTGTACCATAGCAGTTTTCTACTGTACCACCTACATGTAATTCTGCATTATGTAGTTCTTGTTCGCCTAAGTCACCATAGTTATAGTCTAAGCACTTATTCTTAATTTTGATGTACTGATCAGCATCTTTACATTTCTGCAATTTAGCAGTGCAGTCTATCATGTAAAGATAGTTAAGATCGAAATCATCGTTAAACCAAGTGTAGTCAAATGTCATGTTTTTCAATGTGCATCTTAATGAACCACTACTCGAAATCTGCTTATAGCATTCAACAATTTCACAGTTATCAAACGTAGGTGCAGCATTAATAGCAGTGCATTTGACTTTGATCTTAGTATCTTTAAAAGACATAGGAGCGTTAAGATAATCTATCACATAACCAACTCTAGCACCAGTAGCTTCAGCTTTAGAGATTAGCCATGATGTATTGATCCAATCAGCTTCTAAAGTGTAATCACAAGAAGTTTCTTCTGATGACGTGTGATCAAATAAGTATTTGTCACATTTATGCAGTTCATGACAACTTACTTTAGTGCCAGATGTACCATTTTTCACAATAAAACGAACATAATTATCGCAAATAATGTCTTTAGTCACACTAACTGTGTTAGAACCGTCAAACAAGTAATATCCCATATTGCCGTTAGAATTTTGATTGCATGGGAAGTAAAGATCTTTATGATACCAGTTAGCACCAGATGCAGCTTTAGCTCTTTGGCTTAAGTTAGACTTCTGTTCAGTTGGGTTTGTCGAAGTATCAGGCAAGTCACCATACCAACGTACGTCAATGTATGTGCCTGGGACTATCATCATCCAAGCACCTACAGTAGTCTGATTTGATTTAATAACGATACCACCATCATCGTCAAATGAAGACTGTGAACGCCATACGTAGTATCTTGGTGCACCGCTGTCACCAGCTTCATAATAGCCTAGAACAAGACGAACGTCGCCATGAGCCATACCCTTAACAGCTTTAAGGTGATTAATGCTTTCAGACTGTGGTACAGCAGTTGATGCATCTTTAATCGTTAGTTCACCATTTAGCGAAGTAACAGTTTTGTACAAAAACCAGTTGGTTTCGTTTTCATCAGATTCCATGTTACCAGAACCAATGTACTGTTCAAACGTCACTTTATAGTCTTCGTCGTCTAATATCACTTGATGCTTAAGCAGTCCATGTGTAGACGTGTAGATTGGATTAGCAAGTTCTTTACCATCTACATCATAGATTTTCTTCTTAGCACCTGATGTATTAGCTTCATAAAATGTTAAACGACCAATTAAGTCATTGCCGTTAACATCTTTTAGATTTTGCCATGGGTCATAAAAATTTCTAGACATTTAGATATCGCCTCTTTCTTTTGCGACATTGTAAGCTTCTAATTCAAAACCAGCATTAGGTTTGAATCCTGCTTTCCATTGACGCTTGTACATTTCGATTGTTTTATCTATAGCTTTTTTGTATTCAGATTCAGTGTTATCGTCAATCTTACGTGAATACACTCTAGAAGAAGCTTTAACTGCTGGTTTGCTTGCGCCCATAAGAACTTTAGCTGGTATCGTAGAAGCATTAAAAGCTTTGTAAAGATCATAAGCTTTATCAATATCAGCTACAGCTTGAGTTAGATTGCCAGCATTATCAAAAAGAACTTCGCTTCTATATACTTTTTTAGTTGCATCTGTAGCTGCATCATCTAAAGCTATAGCTGCATCCTGTCGTTTTCCTTTTAATGCTCTTTTTGTGATAACTTCTTTAGCTTCTTTAGCTGATGCATTTGTAGCATTATGAGCTTTAGCGATTTTGGCATCAGCAGCAGCTATTCTATTAGCGGCTTCTGCATTAACATGCTCTCTCATATTTTTAGCTAAATCTGGGTATTCTTTTTCAATACTTTTAGCAAAATCCAAAGCTTCTTTGTTACTTAGCGTGCGTTCAGCGAATTTATTCTTCGCTTCGTCGATTAAGTTCATTATTGCTTTACGAGTATTAGCAGCTTCTAGTGCTAATTCACGTGCATCAATAGCTGCAGCACTCTTTTCAAGCGATTTAGCAAGCTTAGTTTCAAACAGCTTACTAAGAGTTCCGCCAGCTATAGTTTTAACGCCTGTTATTGCAGATTTAGCTGCACCTTTAGCTGGTCCAAGAAGTGAAGTGCCAAAATCTAATGCGATTAACGGAACTTTGCTTAACGACATGTCGTTCATAGCCGTTTGTGCTGTTCTAACTACTGGTCCATATAAGCTAACTGGGAATGGCATAAAGTCAGATGCAAATGCAGTCTTAGCAGCTATGTCTTCAAGAATTGCTTCATTAGTTTTGCCTTGTCTGTATTTCTTCTTAGCATAGTCATTAGCAGCAAATGTGTTGAAGTAAGAATCATCTTTGCTGCGTTTGTATTCTTCTGCAAGCTTAGCTTTTTCGGACATTTCAGCATTCAACTTAGCTTCATTAGCTTTGTATTCGTTATATGCTTTTTCATCTAAATCAAGATCTTCGTTGCTGAAATAACTAATAGCTTGTTCATCTGTCAGGCCATGAGGCGCATTTGAGCCTTTAGGCTGCATGAATTCGACAAATCCAGGTACAGCCTGTAAAGCAGATGCATTTTCTTGAAGCCACTGTTCAGTTGCATCATCATCATAGTCTTCTAATTTGACAGCAAGATCAGAACGATCTTTGTCGTCTAAGAACTTAATTAGTTTTGCTTTTTCCATGCTTCACCATTCCATCTATGAGTTTTTCGTATTTCATCTTTAACATCTTTTTTTAATGAGCTTGGTTTTGTGCTATTTCTGATAGCATCATCTGCTTGAGCTTTAATATCTGATGCTTTTAGTCTGTCACTAGTTTTCTGACCAGCATGTGAAGCAACTGCACCTTCAGTAGCTTTTTTAACTTGTTCGCCAATAGTGTCAATACCCTGAACTTCATTACCAAGATCATCAAGTTCTTCTTGTTCCATGAATTCAGTTAATTCACCGTTACGAATCTTAGTAGCTAATGCATACTTTTCGTCTGCTGTCTTTAACTTAGATGCTTTATATTTAAGATCAGCATATTCACGATTAGCTTCGCTTAAACGTTTTTTTTCTTCAGCAGCAGCAGCTTCAACTGCTTCTTTAACGCCAGATTCATTTAATTCTGGATAAGCTTTTAGCAGCTGATTAATACGCTTATCTTCAGCAACAGAACGTTCAGATTTTTGCATTAATTTAGCAAATTCTTGTTCAGCATCATTGTATTTGTCTTTCTTTATCTTAGCTTTTTCTATGCTCTTCCAAAGTGAATTATACGCATACTGTGATTCACGATCTAATCTTGCTATTTCTGCTTTTAATTCACGATCCTTTTGTGCTTCAGACTTAGCTTTTTGATCTGAATAGTAGTCTTTTAGCAAGCTGTTATCACCAAAGATCGCACTGATCATAGCAGTACGCCATTGTTCATCATGATTATCACGCCAATTATTAACGCTATTTGCAACAGCTTTACGTGCAGCAGCATTACGTTCTTCATCAGCATTAGCATTGTCTTTGATCCATAAGCCAAGCTTCTTTAGATCTGTCCAACCATTATCTTCTGGTGTGACTAATCCTTTAATAGGCGTAGTTTCTTTCTTAATGCCGCCTTCAGCAATCATTTCGCCTACAGTTGGCATAGTGTATTCAGGTTCTTTATTCAAGTTGTCTAAGCCAAGTTCAGTTGACTTTTGCTGACTAATAGTATCAATGATCTGATCTTCATTCATGCCTTCATTAGCACATTCTGTAATGAATGCAGCTAACTTAGCATCATCCCAACCAGTCATTTTCTTTAATGTTTCGATATCTGCCATTATTAATCACTCCATACATTAGAAGCCCAGCTTTCATCGTTAGAGTTTAGCCAGTCTTTATTGCCAAATAAGCTTGGTTTGTAGCCAAGATTAATCAATGCAAGCTTATCTTCTGGAGAATAAGAGCCAAAATTCATACCTAAGCTAGTTTCAAACTTATTTAAGTCGTCTCTAGCTGCAGCTTCGTATTGATTAACGCCTGTATTATTGCCTTTCATCGCAGCAGCTAAACCAGCCATTTTAAGCAAATTCATCATGTTATCACGTGATCCTTTTGCTTTAGCATCGTTACGTTCATTAACTTTCTGAGCCCAGCTAATAATGTCTGGAGTATCGTATTTTACGTTGAATTTGTTACTTGCCATGTTGTCCTCTAAATGCTAGCTAGTGTTAACTGAAGCTTATTTTGAGCATTTTGCGCTTCAAGATCTAGTTGTTGTTGTAATTTTTGTGCTTGATAATTCTGATAGTCTTGTGCTAAAGTGCCATACATGCTTAGCTGTGTATCAGTAGCAGATTTAAGCTGATTTAGTCTATTCTGACCATTCTGAATCTTGCTATTCCATAAGCTGTAAGCAAACTGACGATCTTGATCCATAGCTGCTAATGCATCTTTATAAAGCGCTTCGTTCTTATTAGCTACACCTGTAGCAATTTGATTAGCTGCACCTGTACCACGACCAATACCAGCACCAGCAGCTGTATGCTGTAGTGCATCAGACGTCTTGTCTATAATAGCTTGTCTATTAGTTGCATAATAATCATTGACATCATACTTATCATTATCAAAATCTTCAAAGTCATATACAAACTCATTTGGGTCATACTTGTCGACTAATGATCTGTATGTAGCTGCATCTTCAGCTCTGCCAATAGAAGCATTGTTTGGGTCTTTGTACCAAGCAGTAAGATTATCACGTAAAATCTGTGTAGAAGTGTTAAGCTGATTAGCTGCTTTTTCTAGAATACGTTCTTTAGCTTCTTCATTTTGAGCAGCTTCGTATTCACCAAATAAGGCAGTTGCTAAGCCAATTGCACCACCAGCAAGAGCAGCCCATGGGCCACCAACTGATAAACCTGCAGCAGCACCAGCGCCAGTAGACAATAAAACATTAGATGTTCCCATAAATTATCCTCATTTCTATTTATGAATTTTTGATTGTAAAAAAGAAACTAGTAACGCCTTTGACGTTAATAGTGTTAGTAGATTCGTCGACAAAATGACTACCAGCAGTATCACTGTAGCTAAAAGCATAGTGATCTGGTATCTGTATGCTACAGTCGCTAAGCGTATTAACGAAGCAAATGCTTTTAATAATCGTCATTTTGTATGCACTTTCGAACTGTTTGCCATACTTGCCTACAAGTGATAAGCAAACTTGTTCATTCGTGCTAAACTGTGTAACTACGTCAGTAGTTATTTTATTAAGTTCAGACATAACACCTCATTAGAATTTGTCGATTACTGCATATTGAATTTTAGCATTTAAGATGCAGAAATTAACTGGATCTGAACAGCTGAATTCAATACACATGCAATTGTGCATACCAAGTGTAAACCATTCTACTTCGTAGTCATAACGTCCTTCAGCACCCATTAAGCCGATTTCTTGGTTAGACCAAGCACCACCAGATTCAGAATAACGCATCATGATTCTAGGCACAATGTTGATGTCATTGAAGTCGCCAGTATTGCAGAATAGACGTAATGCATCTACACAGAAGTCATTGTGATTATTCATCAACATACCGCTACGTCTAACACGAATCATTGGTCTGCCGTCATATTCATCAAACTTATTGCTATCTAGATAGACTAATTTGCCATCTTCTGTACCGAAAATGAGCTTATTGTCATGAAGCTGTGCAAACATCAAACGCCAATAATGATGTGTGTTAGTCTTTTCAGCTTTAGAGCTACGTCTATGCCATTTTTGTTCTAGAATGTCAAATACGTACGTAGTGTCGTCTTCTATGAATGTTAATGCATAGAACATATGTCCATTTTCAGTCCAGCATTGACCAATAGCATCAGAAGCATTACGCATCTTACTGATCTTACGTTCAATGTCTGGCGAAGAACACTTAGTCAAGTTGTTTCTATTCCAGAAATACACACCATTTTCACCAATGTCAGATGAGCCTAAGAAGAAAGTGTAATCGCCAATAGTAGCTAATGAATGTACTGCTTTAATGCCGATTCTATTAGCAGCATTAGTCGGTGAAGTGAAAGGTGCATCAACATCGCTGTTGTACGTGAATATCTGTGATGATTTAGGTCCAAATGTGTATAGCAAAGTGCTGTTAGAGCATAATGCTGTTACGTTATCTGGACACCATTCTGAATACGTGATAAATCCATAATCTTTGTAACCTACTTCAGTTTCACGTGATGAATTAATCATGAAGATGTCGTAATCGACTTGACCAAAGATGTCTGTACGTTCAAATGGATACTGATAAGTGATGTAAAATGCATCAGTATCTTTGTCGTTTACGATCAAATAGTTATAAGCATAAGCACAATGTGTTGGTACAATACGTTGACTAGGACTAGACTTATCTTCTTGTCTAACGCGATAAGGTAGTGCGATAGAACGAATATCAGTCTTCATTTCAGCATCAGACAATTCAGTATTAACTGCAATGACATTAGCGCCATCGACTACGACTAGATGTGGATTAGCGCTACCTTCACCACCTGTTTCACACATGCTAACAGGCGTGTCTAAGTTTGTAAGTGACGAATAGATCTTGCTGCTAAAGTAAGTACCATCATCTTGTTTGTGAATAACGAATAGCTCATTACCAAACACAGCAAATAGCACTGGTTTACCATTTTCACCACGTGAAGCTTCAAATATGCCTCTGCATTTACGTGTGCTTAAGCTAAGCAGCAAGCTTGACCCAGAAATAGAACGAAGCATCTGTGTTGTAGATGATCCTTCGCCTAATGTTTCTGGAAACATATTGACACTTTCAGATAAGTTAGCTAATCTTACGTCGCTAACATTCTGTCCACCTACAATATTCTGAATAAGATTAACTGTTGACATATTACAATCCTAAGAATCTGCCGTTTACGAAATCACTGTATGTGTAGCCATAAGTCTTTATGTCTCTGCCAATAAATTTGTTAACAGCAGAAGATCTTCTTACGTTTTCTTCTAATTCTTTTAAGCGATCTTTAAGCATAGCTACTGTAGTTTCGCTTAGTCTTGGGTATGAAAGTGCTAAGTCATATACCAAAGCAGCTGTGAATAGCGCAATAAACTGTTGTGGAATATTAAAAGTGCTATCGATATCAAACTCAAACTTTTCATTGTAGATTACCTTTATTTCTGCATTATTGCAAATGTCTTTTAAGAATAGAGTGACAACTGAATCATTTTCTGGTTTTACACTGTAAACAGTGTTGTCGTCAAAGTTGTAAAAGTCTTCATAAGCTACGAAGTTTAGTTCTACCCAATTGCTTTTATCGCTTTTTCTTGCATAGCATCTAACAATTTCTTGTAATCCTTTAACTTCTACGTCAGGTATGCATTCAAAGAAGTCATCTTTAGTATAATTAGTGACTTCCATCCAAACGACACCATGTGCTGATCCACTAGCTCTGTAGAACTTCTCGATATCTCTGAAATACACAAGCTTAGAAGAATAATGACGATCTTCATACTTATCTTGAATTTCTACTTCTTCTGGTGCATCTTCTTTGATTACTGTTTCACCCATAATAGTCTTTTCAGAATCATTAACGAATTCGACTTCATTACGTGCAAAAGAGAGATAGTTCGTATTGCTGTACTGTGCTAAACGCTTTTGAAGCAATGTATAAGCACTTACGAATAGATTAGCAGGTGCAGGTTGATTACGATTGCAAAGTTTTGATTCATCTAGCGCATTTACAATCAAATCTCTTACTGTGATTTTAGACATGTGATTAAACCTCTGATTTATTTAAGCTTTATGTAGTTGTCATAGTAGTTTCCTAGCGATCTACTATTTAGCCATCTAGCAAGCTGTGTAGGTGATTGCTGATACAAGTATTGATTGTTGCCAAGCTTAACGAATGCTACGTTGCTATTAGGTAAATAGCGAATATGTCTAATCAACGTAGAAGAAGCTCTAGCTGGTGTGTTAGTATACGGAACAGAAGCAGCAGCTACAGTGAATTCCTGTGGCTGCATAGCTTCTAATTGCTTAGCTGCTGGATTAGACAGTGCTAATTTTTGCATAAACTGTTCATATGGCGAATAGCCATTCCAATTCATGTTAACCTCCGATAGCTTTATTAACGATATCTAGCTTCTTAGATTCTAGATCTATTAATTCTTTTTGAAGCTTTACGTCTTCAATTGCAGCTTTAGCATCACTTGCTTCTAGCTTAACACCAGCATCAACTGAAACTTTTTCAGCTTCAAGCTGTAGCTTAGCTTGTTCAATAGCAAAGTCTTGTTGCTGCTTCTGATAATCAAGCAGATGTTGTTCTTTCATGTTAAGCATCTGAAGCTGCAAATTGTCAATTTCATTCTTAAGTTGTGCATTAGCAGCAATCTGACGTTCTAGTTCGTCTTGTGTTTCTTCAAGCACAGCATTCATCTGATTAAGTGTGTTAACAGCGATAGGATCTTCTTTCTGTGTACTGTCGCTAACCCACATTATTTCAGGTGAATTAGCAATTAAGTCTGCATTTAGACTGTCTTTAACATCTGCATCAAGTGTTTCAATGTACTGCTTAGCGATAATCTTTCTAGTCTTTTCGTCAACAAGTGAAGAAACAGCAAGTAGTTCTTGTCTACGTTTCATAAGCTTCGTGATGATGCTAGGACCATTAATCAGCTTAAACGTAGGTAGCTTATCGATTCCTTCTTGCCAACATAGCAATTCAATAACGCATCTACAGAATGAGAAAATAGCAGATTGTGCATTTTCGTACAAAGAATTAACGTTGCTTTCTGCATTATTCTGCTGAACGAGAATTTCAGTAGCTGTCTGACTGTTCATAGCAGGGTTGATACCGCCGTTAGGTACACCGATAGTCTGTGCCATTAAGTCTGAGCATTGCTGAATAGTCTGCATTAAGTCTTGCGTCTGATACTGCTCAATAATCTGTGTAGGTGCTACGTCGCCATTATACAAGCAGACAAGAGACTCTTTAGAGTGCAGCTTGCGATAAAATTCGTCTAAACCCTCGATCGCTTTAGCAGGCATCATGAAGTTAGCTTTTGCAGTGCGATTTGCTCTTTCAAGTAACGTCGAATAGCCTACATTGATTCCAAATTGCAAATCAGCAGTCATATCGACAATGCCACGATAATCGAATTTACCAGCACGTAATACTTCGTTGAAGCAAACTCTGAAAATAGGAATACGCGAAATGTTTAACGTGATATTATCGACTAGCTCATCTTTAACTTTCTGTTTAATGATCTTATTACCACAGATCTTATACATGTCTACAGTATTACTTGAATTAAGTTCGTAATAAGTGATAATAGCTACAGAATTAGAAGGCACAGTCCATTGTGCACCAAAGCTTGATAATCTGCTTGTGCCATCACGATTAACGACATCATCTCCATAAAGACGCTTAGCTTTGCTGATTGAAATGTAATTAACAATAGCACCCCATTCTGCATCAGATCCATTAAGTTCTTGAACATTTGGATCAAGTGCTACTTGTGAAATATTCTTTACAATTTCTGGCATTATTTTGCCATCGGAAGTAGAAAGAATGAAGTAGCCTACACCTGTATAAGCTGCATCTCTAACAGCTTGTGTGAAAACATACTTAGCTTCGTTAGTATTTTCGATATCGTCAATAGCAGATTGAATGCTAGAATAGATACCTTCTTCATCTTCTATTTCTGCATGATAAGGTGACTTAGAAAATGGGCTTACAATAGCATTAGCAAACTTATCATAAAAGTTGAATGTTCTGCATATTCTGCCTGTTCTATCGCAAGCATCTATTTCTTTCTCAGTCCAGAAATTACCAGATACTATTTCCATATCTCGCATTTTACGAGTAGTGAAAGTACCATAATGATCAGAACTTTGTTGTAGATTTTGTACGATTTTGTTGATTAAATCTGACATTAAGAATCCTCTTTGAATCTTATCTTAACTTATATTCTTTATGTATTCTGCATCATTCCACTTATCATGTTTTTTGCCATAATGACAACATGCAAATGTGTTAACAGCCAAGCAAATTGTTGAAGCATGAAAACGATTAAGCCCACAGTCATGTAAAGATGATCTTAGCATATCGTCTGCTACAGAACGTGAAACTAATTCTGATGCATATAAGCCATCATGTAGAATGAAGCAAGCATTGTATAGCGCATCATCTTCTTTCCAAGATTCTGCAAACCAACTAAATGCTTTAGGTATAGAGCCTCCGTCAGTTTTGAAACCTTTAAAGATCTCAAAACACCACTGTTTACCTTTTTCGTCTGTTAGAAAGATAACAAAGTCATTATCAATGACATACAAGTCTTTTTCTTTATGCCATGAATAATCAGAACAGTTAAAGTTATAATAAGAGCTCATATCGTATTTATGAATATAGAAATTTAGATCATTTATTTCTAAAAAATTGTCTCCAGATCCTATTTAAAAAAAGTTACTAAATTAGTAACCAATTAAAATAATATATTATATACTACAGAATTAAATGTAAAAATCATTT